ACGGCGTATCGTCCAAATCGGGCTGCGATGGCGAAGTAGCGAGAGCTATCGACCCTAACGAGCAGTACACGGTTAAGGTTACGCTTTTGCAGACCTCCAACACGAACGCATTTTTGCAGGCAATGTACAATACCGATAAAGCCAACGGAGATGGCACGTTCCCTATCTTGATAAAAGACCTCAAAGGAAACTACGTTTTCTCCGCAGACTCGGCGTGGGTTACGAAGCCCGCAGGAAAGACGTTCGGTAAGGAAACAAACAACCGCGAATGGGAGTTGCAGAACGCTCAACGAAGGAACGTATTAAGGAGGTGCGTAAATGAAACTACAAGAACCTACGCCCGTAGTAGTGGGCGGAAACAATTTTTACATTCGCCCGTTCAGCGCGTTTACGGCGGCAAATATCAGCGGAGAAGTGGTTAAGGTAATCGTACCGCTTCTCGGCTCCATACTGCCGCTTATGAACTCCAAAGACGACGTAAGCTCCGTTCTCGACGAGGACATCAAGGAAATTGCACCCGAAATCGCAAAAGGTTTCGAGTCGTTGTCGGGCGACGCTTGCGAGATTTTGCTTCGCAGGCTGCTCGTAAAGCACGGCAATATCGCGGTTG